CATCTGGCGAAGCCAGACCAGCGAAGCTGGCACAGTTAACCCTCTTGATGTTAACTGTGTGACTGACACCTTTTACTATTTTGAGCTTAATTATGAAAAAATATTTTCCTGTCATTCTTTTTACTGTATTATCGTTGATTGCGTATTACTTTGATTTTCCTGAAAGTGGTGTAATCGCTCTTTTTTCTTTTTTTTGAGGTTTTAGTATGCAAAAATTTTATTACTCTATTTATGATCGTAAAGCGAAGTTTTACTCTACTCCATTTCTTCAAGTTAATAACGAAGTTGCTATTCGTGAGTTTCACGATTTAGTTGCTGATGAGACATTGGCGCCATTTAAGCACCCTGAAGATTATGAGTTATTTTTATTAGCTATGTTTAATGATCAAACTGGTGATATTACTCATGTTGAACATGAACATCTTGTATCTGGTGGTGCATAATGAGGTCTAACGGTGGACATGCCCAGCACGATTTTTCTACAGTTGCTAGTGTTGCTGTAGAGCGTAGCTCTTTTAATCGTTCCCATGGTTGCAAGCTGACCTTTAATCCTGGTTATATTTATCCAGTTTTTTGCGATGAAGTTTTACCGGGCGATACCCACAATTTGCAGATGACTGCATTTATTCGTATGACTACTGCATTACATCCACTTATGGATAATGCTTATGTTGATAGTCATTTCTTTTTTGTTCCTAATAGATTAGTTTGGGAACATTGGCGTCAATTTATGGGTCAGGTTGATAATCCTGGTGCGACTCCTACAGTTTATACTGTACCTAGGATGAAAAAGTTTGTTCCTGAGTTTAATACTATTTATGATTATTACGGTGTGCCTGTTCAAAATAAGGACGCAACTATACAGCCCTATGATTTTTCTTCCCTTCCTTTGCGTGGTTATAATATTATTTATGATGAATGGTTTCGTGATGAGAATCTTCAACCTCCTGTGTCTCGTACTAATATTAAATTTGACGGACCAGATGAGCCTGCTAATTATAGGCTTATGCGTCGTGGTAAACGCCACGATTATTTTACTTCGTGTCTGCCTTGGGCACAAAAGGGCGACCCTGTTCCTTTGCCTGGTTTGGGTGCTGGTTCTGTTATAACTACCACTTCACTTAAGTGGGAAGTTGATAACGATTTGATTTATTGGCGTGATGGTACTCCTACTTCGGGTTTACAGTCTCTTTATCCTGTTGTTGATTCTGGTTTAAAGCAAGTTCATCTTGACCATCCTCCTATTAATAATGCTCCTTTGCGTTTAGATTTAGATAGATCTGCTATTCCTAAAGCTACTTCAGTATCTGTTGTTAATCCTGCACACTCTGGAACTATTAATCAACTTCGTGAAGCTTTCCAAATTCAAAAAATGCTCGAGACTGATGCTAGAGGTGGAACTAGATACATTGAAATGATTAAAGCCCATTTTGGTGTTACCTCTTCTGATTCTCGTTTGCAACGCCCAGAATATTTGGGCGGTGGTTCTTCACCTTTACATATTCAACAAGTTGCACAGACATCTGCAACTAATACTACAGTGTCGCCTCAAGGACACTTAACTGGTTATGGTACTGTGTCTGTTCGTAATCATGGTTTTACGCAATCGTTTGATGAGCATGGCTTTTTGCATGGTTTTATTTCAGTTCGTGCTGATTTAACCTACCATCAAGGTCTTCATAAGATGTGGTCTCGTGAGACACGTGAGGAACATTATTTTCCTTTGATGGCTCATCTTGGTGAGCAAGCTGTTCTTAATAAAGAAATATATGTTACTGGTCAATTGGCTGATGAAGCTGTTTTTGGATATCAGGAGCGTTGGGCTGAGTATCGATACAAACAATCTACTTTACATGGTCTTATGCGTTGTAACGTTACTGGTTCTTTAGATGCTTGGCATTTAGCTCAGAATTTTAAAGGTATTCCTACCTTATCTCGTGGTTTTATTCAAGAAAAACCTCCCTTTAAACGTGCCGTTGCTGTTCAAAATCAACCTATTTTTATTGGTGATTTTTATTTTGATTATATATCTGCTAGACCTATGCCAGTTTATTCGGTTCCTGGTTTTACCAATCATTTCTGATGAGTGCATTAGTTGGTGCGTCTCTTGTTGGTGGTCTATTAGGTTTAGCTGGTAATCAGCATTCTGCTCGTGCTATGGCTCATGAAGCTGGTCTGAATCGTGATTTTCAAGAACGCATGTCTAATACTGCTCATCAGCGTGAAGTTGCTGATTTGTCAGCTGCAGGTCTTAATCCGATTTTGTCTGCTGGTGGTAAAGGTGCTGCAACTCCTGGTGGTGCAACTGCTGGTGTTCCTGATTTTGGTCAATCTGCTAAGCAGATGGCTGCAGGTGCTCAAGTTGCTCTATCTAAAGCTCAAGTTTCTAATGTTGAAGCTCAAACTGGTAAAGTTAATGCTGAGACTAAAGCTATTAATGCTGACCTTGAGAAGCGTAAATTTAAATCAACTGGTTGGGGAATTGGTAATTCTATTATAAATGCTATTGGTGGAACGCCGAATAATTCTAAGTCTCTTTTTGAAGAGGGTAAGCGTTTTGGTCGTGCTTATAAACAAGATTATTTGAAAAAGAAAGGTTTACATATTAATATTAATAAGTCAAAGGAGGCTTTAAAATGAGACGTAAAAAGATGTCTAAACAAAAATCTAAAAAAAATTTTCGTAAATATTCTGGTCATCATCCTAAAAATAGGGTTCGTACTACAAAGCGTGGTGGAATAAGATTATAGTATTGTGCCTTGCACTTCGCCATTGCAAGCCTTTAAACATCCCTTTTATGGGATCGTTTTTTCTTTTAATCCTTTAGATTGGAATTTTAATTATGATCAATCTCTTAAGCTCTATGGTTTGCAATTGGCATGTGGCCAATGTACTTATTGTCGACTTAAGCGTTCCTCTGAATGGGCTGTGCGATGTATGCACGAAGCTTCTTTGCATAAAGAAAATTGTTTTCTTACTCTTACTTATAATAATGACCATCTTCCTGAGCATGGGAATTTGGTTAAGCGCGATGCCCAATTGTTCCTTAAGCGCTTTCGTAAAAAATTGGATGACCAGTTAATTCGTTATTATTATTGTGGCGAATATGGCGACAAGCTTGGCCGTCCCCACTTTCATTTTTTAATCTTTGGTTATGACTTTCCCGACAAAGTCTTCTATTCTCTCAATCGTGGTAAAGATAAACTTTACAATTCTCCTATGCTTGATAAGTTATGGGGTAAAGGTTTTGCAGTTATTGCTGCTCTTACATTTCAGACTGCTGCATATGTTGCGCGTTATGTGATGAAAAAGCGGACTGGTAAGCACGCTGGTAAACATTATGAGCGTATTGATAAGGAAACTGGAGAAATTATATTTCTCACTCCTGAATATAATGATATGTCCCGCCGTCCGGGTATTGCCCATGATTGGTTTAAAAAATTTTCCGATGATTGTTATCCTCACGACTTTCTTGTATTTAATGGCCGTAAAATGAAGCCCCCTAAATATTATGATTCTATGTATGAGCTTATTGCTCCTCTTTCTTTTGCTACTGTTAAAGCTGATCGAATTCTTGCTGTTCTTGCCAATGCTCATGATAATACGCCCGAGCGTCTTGCAGTTAAGGCTCGTGTTGTTGAGTTGCAAGCTAAGATGCTTGTGCGTCATATTCATTCTGATTGCTAGCACATTGGGGCCCACTGCCAGGTGTATAGCGAAGCGGTAATTGGGCGAAGCCCACGTATAAACTAGCGTTAGCGTATCAATTCATTCTGAATTAATGCTCTTGCTCTTGCTCTTGCTCTTTCTCTTAGTGGTATGTTCCATTTTGGAACATACCACTTTAAAAATCTTAGGCCACTTAAAATGTGTATACAAAAAATATATACTAAATTAAAACCTAAATTAAAAAACTAACCCATATGGCGACTGCTCTTTGTCGCAAAAATAAGACCGCTCTTTGGGCTTATTTTTCATTAAAAGACCCCGTTCTTTGGGGGCTTTTAATGGCTCGGAAGAAACCTGTTTTTTGGGTTCTGTAGAGCTGCTCTTGCTCTTGCTCTTGCTCTTGCTCTTGTTCTTTCTCTCTGTTATACTCATTATTTTTTAATTGGTGTTTGTTATGTCTACTCCTAATCTGTTTAAAGATTTGTTTAATTCTAAATCTAAATTTGAATCTACTTCTGCTTCGTTTGATTTAAAACCTCCTGTTGTACAACAGGAATTTCCTATTATTTCCTCTTCTTATTCTGAGCCTATTGGTGACCATTCTTATGTTGAAAAACATAAGTCTCTTACTCAACAAGCTCATAAAGATGCTTGTGATATTAATATTATTATGAAGCGTCCTGATATTGATGATCTGTTGTTGGCGCCAATGCCAACTTATGCTGATGTTTCTGATTCTCTTGATTATCACAAAGTGATGAATATTCTTACTGAATCTGTTGCTACTTTTGCAAAATTGCCTCAAGAAATTCGAGAGCGATTTGATGGTGATCATATGAAGCTTATTGAGTTTTTAAACGACCCTGCAAATGAAGATGAAGCAATTGTTTTAGGTTTAGCTATTACCGTTGATACTAAAGACCCGTCTTTAAGGGTTGTAGTCGACCTTCCTGTTGATGATAAGTCTAAGGGTAATCCTAAAGTAAACCCCCCTAAAGAATAGTCCCTGTAATCTAATTCTCCCGTCATCTGGCGAAGCCAGACCAGCGAAGCTGGCACAGTTAACCCTCTTGATGTTAACTGTGTGACTGACACCTTTTACTATTTTGAGCTTAATTATGAAAAAATATTTTCCTGTCATTCTTTTTACTGT